ACACAATCATGAAGGGCTTTAAGAAGTGCATTGAGCACCCCCATCCCCGGTATCTTCAACGGGTTGTTACGTAAAACTAGTTTTTCGTCTCCTCAATTTCATATGAGGACTGCTTTTGCCCAAACTTCGTTTCACGAAGCTTTTATCTCTGTGTTGTTTAGTATGTATGTGCTCTTTTCTGAGCCATTTTTATTTCTAATGAATCACTCAAAATCCTCCAACCGTCGTCCCAAGAACTCCTCGTCGCGTAAAGCCCCCCAATCCTCTAAGCGCCCCTCCAAACGTGTGTCCAACAAATCTCGCCCTCCTCCACGACCTCTTCAAGTGGTTAAGGTGGTGGAGCAGAGTAGACGGTCTCCTAAACGGAGTCCTGTTGTTTCCCAGCGGGGTTGTCACACAATTGTCAGACATAAGGAATTCGTTTCTAGTGTCTTCGCCCCCCCCAGTACTGTTGCCTCCACGCAAATCGAAAGTGTCCCAGTCAATCCCGGCAATCCCACTCTTTTGGACTTTTTATCACAAGTCGCACTCAATTATACAGAGTATCGATTCAAACGATTGAGCTTCAAATGGGTGCCAGCTGTTGGCACGACCACAACAACGGGTCAAATGGGTTTCATCTCCTTTTGCTTTCAGTACAATGCCTCCGCACCACCCTTTCAAAGCTATCCTGAGCTCATGGATTATGAAGGAGCCGTCACTCGTAAAGTTTGCGACTCCTTCCTAATCACTGTTGACTGCGCCAAGCAGAATCGATCAGTTGAGTGGTACATGGTCGCTTCAGGAGCCCTCATCACAAATCCCAACATTTACAACTACGGCACCATCGCTTTTTGCACCTCTGGCATCGCCCCTGTTTATCCGTCCGGCACATTGTTAGGTAGAATTGAAGCAGATTACGAGATTGAACTTGCCAAACCCCGACTGTACACAGCTCTTGGTTATGGAATTCAATTCGCACAAGCCTACAACACTTATGCTCAAGGTGGTTTAGAGTTTTGGAATGTTGACAATATGTGGGGTAATCCTCTCACGCTTAGTTATGACACTCGTGGTAGTCTCCCTTTTTACTTTAGCGCTTCCGCCAAGGGTGCGAATTACAACAAACTCATCTTCTCAGACGATCTTTGTGGTCATCGAGTTAAGGTTGAATTCATTGCAACTCGCCTCAGCGGCTCGGGGTCCACTATCACTTCCGGATTTACTATCAAGACTAACGGGTTCTCTTTCCATCCCGACTTCCTCATTAGTGGTTCTGTGTCAGCAGCCGATCAACTCCCAACTTCCAATATAGTCATTCAATCCGCGTCAGCCGCATGGTTCACATTGGACCTTATTGCAGGAGCGGCCGCCGCCGGTGCCCCTCAAGAATGCTCCATTTCACTCGACACAACCACCATATCCAATAACATGAGTACCGTGTGGTGGCGTGTCATGATCTACCCAAGAACCAGCACCCCTTATTCATCCACATATGTGAGGTACAGCACCATAGCCCCCGCCCCACAAGCGTTTTCGGAAGAGATGACCACAGAGGGAGTTATACCGTTGAGTTATCACCTTGATGACGATGATGAGCCGGTATCCATCACTCATAATCAATCTCGACGAGCACCAGATGACTCATCTGTGGGTTCCACCGGTTCTCGAGGGAGGACTAAGTGGTAATATCTCACCTTTATCACAATGTAGCACCGATACGTCCTTGAGCTCATGGTGCCTGCACTCACACCCACCGCCTTCACCCCCTCATCATTGATTCATTATTGTGCGTAATTATATGTCTTAAAAAACAAAAACAAAATAAAAATCAGAAAATAAAATATAAACAACCTAGCGAGCATGGTAAAACTCCATCTGCTAATTCACGGAAGCATTGTGGATATGCATCCAAGTCCTTTGGACATTTAGAAGCTTTTTAGTTTCGACTCTGGTAGGAGAATAATATACCACGTTCAACTTCGTTCGCAAGAAAAAGTTACAATAAAGTATTCTGTTCCCGCTCGTTTATCACGGGCAAATTTCATTCTAATGGTATCAAAACGTCAATTCCTTCGCGCAAAAGAGAATTTTCTAGCGGTGCAACACCGCAATCAACTTTACATGGGTGACGATTCCCACGAATCCTCCATTACGCACAACCCCCATGCTAAACGCAAAACTACGAAGAAAGTTGTTGTCAACCGATCGGAGCGCGATTATGTTGTCCAAACCAAATCTCCCGAAAAGAAGAAGCCTTACATGGGTCGTCGCATTACCCAAAGACCAACCATTGTCCGGACAAGGCATGGGGTCAATGTCCGCTTTGGTCGCACCAATGATTGTCAGAATTTCATAGAGGAGATGACAGACCTCCAACCGTATGGGTATGATTTTGGTCAATTCATGACAATGAACCCCGAGGACTGGCAGACTAAATTCGCGGTCATTTATTCTTTTTTTTCAAAGCACAATTCAATTGCATATAAGGATCGAACTATCTGGTTGTTGGTTCACGCTGATCTGTTGTTCGCTCGTTTCCTTAACACATTTTACAAGTGTTACACACTCAAGCAGTTCATCAAACTTTGCCACAAAATACGAACTGAAAATTGTGTCGAAGATTTTAGGAAGTACGGCCCAGGCTTCTACCCGCGCGGCTATCTTAAGGCACCGGACGACGTGAAACTTCATTTCTTCCATCGAGTTCCGATTCGTCGCATAGCCGCTGCTCAAACAAGCTATTTCAAGCGCCACTACCCCCAGCTTTCTTATAAATCCCTAAAGGAACTCTTAATGACCCCTCCTACCTTTCAGGTTAAGATGATAGTCCGTGATCCATCCACACATAAGCAGAAGGTGGCTCGGAAGTCGCGAGTCACAACGGCGAAGAATGTTAAGCCGTTGAAAATAAAACCTGATATGTCCATAACTGACCCATATCTCCGAGTTCGTGATCTAAAGATGCGCATCAAACTCTCCGCCGAAGCTTCATCAAAGGACCTCACTGCAACAATAAAAGCTGTGGGAGTGAAGCGTGTTTTCAAGGTGAATTTTCCAAAACCTGTCGAGAAGCTGAGTGTTAGACAGATAAGGAAGAACACCGCAAAACATATCCAACGTAATAGGGCACAAAAGAAGTTCGGCAAGGAATTCTCGTCAGATGTCACAGGTGATGGCCCCACATTGAACGAGCGCGTCACTGACGTCCTGGCCGTTAATAGTGGGCTCACGGCCGTCCAGTTATCGCGCTTGTTGGGGGTTGAGAGAACGGACATCAACAAGTGTTTGTATCAGTTGGAGAGTATGTTCATCGTTCGCAAGCTCCAACTTAATTCGGAGTCCAAACCGCTGTGGTTTATCGCGAGTGCAACCAGCCCTCCGTCCGCGGCTCCTATCTCTGTTCCCCGCGCAGCATTGCCACCTCCACCCGTTGCACCCGCAGCGACCGGTGATGATAGAGGTCTGCGACCTGAAATCGCTGAGATGGTTGTTCACAACATACTCACCCAGACACCTGGCTTGAACGTCAACCAGATACGAGTGTTACTCTCGGGGTTACAGATGTCTAAGTCAGAATTGAACAAACTGTTATATCACTCCAAGATCCTCCGATTGGATCAACCTGATCCTCGTCGACCGCCCAACTTCTACGCTATCCCCATCGTGGCATCGCAGTTGAATGGAGCTCAAGGTGAAGTGACTGGGACAGACGATTTGGATGACGATCGTGATCCAGAGTTGTGCATTGTCGGAGACATTAGCACTAAGTCATTCGGTAAGCGCCACACCGAACATGAGTTTAGATCTGCCGCATTCGTCGCCGGTCTAGCAGCGTATCCAAAGGATCTCATGACATCACTACAGAAGCAACGGGTGTATCTCATCATGACGGAGAACAAAGACAAGAAAGTCAAAACACCAGCACCCACTGATTCAGCGCAAGTGGAGTTGGCCAATTTTCTGCCTAGGGATCAACAATCCTCGGAGACCGTCAACGCCCTTGGAGCCGGTTTGTTAGCCACAGCGATGTCTTCATTCAATGTGCGTTCAACACCCGGGTACGAACGCAAGGCTATAACTCCCCCACCAGCTTTCGATCAAAATTACTATTCCCCCCTTGATGATTCAGAACCAGAGTCCGTTAGCCCTGATATGAGTGACATGGACGCTTTTGTCACAAACTCAGCTGAAAGCGAAGGAGAGAGAAGCAAGAGACGTAGGATTGACGAGGATGTGAGCACGTCAGAGACCGTCAACCCGATTCATAGCTGTGATTCTTCAACGAAAAGGCGTCGCCCAATCACCCCCCCAACTTCCCCTAAAGCTGAATCAAAACACCCAAAACATACCAAACGGATAGAATCCCCGGTAGTCGGCCAGATTGAAGGTGCATTCCAATCTTTCATCGGCTCTAGTATAGTGGTACAACCTGGAGAAGTTCAATTCGCAACACAAATCAAAACCCGCGGCATGGACTTGCGCAACTTCGTTGCTGGCAGTGGCGATCTTTATGTCAACCAGAACTTTACGCACAACCATCCCCCTGGCTCCCCTCCATTCACTCCCGATTTTGTGCAAACATACTTGGACCGAAAACTACGAGTCTGGGAGATGGGTGGAGACGGGGATTGCTTCTATTACTCAGTGGGATTTCAAATTGACAGACGTATATGGAATTGTAAAGCCCATGTTGCGGTTATGCGCGAGATGGTATACCGATTTCTGCAGAGCAACTCCGGGTTATTTGCGCCATTCCACCCTTCAACCGAGGAGTTTCCGTCATATCAGGATTTCATTAATAATGTCAACACGATGGGACGTATGCTGGAAACAGATATGGAGATCCGTGCTGTCGCGACAGTATTCCAGATAGTGATCCGTGTGTTTTCCGACGTCGACAATACTGATCATCGTAGGGAAGGACACCGCCCTCGCGTTATGCTACCGTATAATTTCAATAGTGCTAAGAACTACAAGATGGTTGATGTTATTCACGTTACTGGTTATCAACCTGGCGATATCATATCAGATTCCTCCGGGGGACACTACCGTGCTGTTCTCCATGAATCGGAGTTATTGTATGTCAATAGAAACTCACATGTCATATGCTCCAGGTTCACCAAGAGTTCATCATCTCCGAAGACTCCATCACCTAACCCACCATCTAACACTAATATATCTAAGGGTGGGGAACATCTACAGAAGGTTAAGGACATGGTGAACGCATACAAACAAGCGAAAGCTGCCGCCACCGTCTCGCCCTTGCACTCTAGCCCGCCGTTTTACCCACTTCCCTCAGCACCGCAACAGAGTGCACCCAGCAATGCATCAACCAATGCACCATCCAGCCCGGCCACTAACGGTTCATCAAATCCTAGCACACATATCCCCAACACCTCTTCATCAACTTGCAACCCGCCAACCACCAACCTTGCAAGTCAAGAAACCCCAAATCCCAACCCCTCATTGAGTCCTAGCGCAACATCCCCCGCCACATCTCCTGTCTCCATGCCGCCTTGGAGTCCTTTGGGAACCCCCAGCTCTACCCCTACGCCCCCTAGCCCCATACCGCCATCCGGTGGTATTGATCTTCATTCTTACGTGCCGCTTCTCCCGGGAGATGGTTCCATCTCCCCGACAGATAAGACCGCCACAACCATACCAGCTGATTTGTATGGCAGATTTATCCATGAAGTTGACACTGAGGTGTACACCCTCACGACGAGCAAATATGCCAAGAATGAATACGGTTTATTCGTGCTGCACGACGGCGAGTGGGAGCAAGTGTCCTCCGAAGGCGGAGTTTGTGAGACATTCAACAGTTTGTCATTAACCCCTATCGAAGCGCAGATCTTCCGTGGGGCATTAGAAGAGAGCGGCGGTCTCAACCTTTTCACAAAAACCGGTAAGAGGAAACGGTGTGTTCGCAACCCAATTGAAGAAATCAGGGACTTCACATATTCCACACGCACGTATCGGTGGTTCACCGGCTTGCGCACCCGGTTGGACCATTTTTTTACCCCCGATAGGATGTATAATGGGTATGCAGAGAACACGCGTACCATATTCGTTGATAGACAAGTATATTCCTCCCTCCGGCGTAAAATAACCTCTAACACCAGCGATTTGATGTATCTCAGTATATTCAACGCGGTTGCTAACAATTCTGAGTCCCTCAGCATCGTTGTTGATACTGTGTTATATCTCTACGAGCTCAAGACTAGGGTGCAATCTCAGCTGACTGCAAATGTTGAAGCTCACGCGAGCTTCCTCGGAACTAAACGGTTTTGGCAGTACCCATCATCAGGAGTAAGTGTTGACCCCTTTAAAGAGACGTACACCACCTCCGACGAAGGGCTGGTTAAGATCTCCTCGCGGTCCGAAGCTCTAAGCTCACACAACAGCGGGGTCGTTTGTGTCGCACGTCAAGAGTACACCGAGTGCTCTAAGATCTATGGCAACTACAACAATCCCGTACGCAAACCAGGTCAAATGTTGGAACCTTTGAACTCGTCCGAGGAAAAGTACATGAAGGAACGGGGCGTATCCTTCAAGGACCCGTACATCAAGTTCGATTACTCCGAACCGTCGCGCACCATACCCTACCAGTCGGTGGCGGGCGGATTTGCTACCACCGCCGCGGTCATCGATCATACATCGGTTAGAGAGTGTGAGATGGCCCACTCTAGACTATTATTCTCTCGCGATGATGAGCTCGAACAGCGATATAAAGCGACACGGTTTTGGGATGAAGCATGTATCTTCTTTGATCTTATCAATAGCCAAGATGACTTAAGTTTTGTCGAAAGGTATTCAAAAGTTGAAACACAGGTCGTCAAGGGTATCCGCAGTTTGGACCCAGACTATCTCGGCGGTAATCAAATATATCTAGATTACGATGCCGCAGGGAAATTTCACACTGAGCTACCCCCACAGACACTCCTCCAAGCTTTCGTCCAAGCGTGTATACATGATGTACAAGCCTCAATCATTGTTGATCACGAGGACGCTCGTGATTTTGACGACATTGATGCAATGGAAGCTTACATTCATGAGATAGGCGCTAAATTACCTCTACGCCTTGGTCTAGTTAAATCCATTCGAGATAGGATGACCAAGAATGTCGCCTCCAAGGTGAATTTAGTCCAGTGTAAACCTCATGAGTTTCAAAAATACAAAATCGTCCAAGGTCAACCCGCTCTCAAATACGCTCGAGATGTTGTTAGCATAACGGGGGAAGATTGGGTCGCCGCTAAACCTCACCTCCTCGCCTATGTGAAGAAGACATTAGAAGGAGTGTTCAGCATCCGGTTGCTATACCCAGAACCCACCATTAGTAGAACCCACCACTCTGACTCAATCACAGTTCAAGTCGCATATCAATTACACGGGGAAGGTGTGCGTCCACAAGATATCATTAAAGAATACTCTGTACCGCGCAACCTATGTCGGATGTTGTCCACCCGCACTCTTCCAATCGGGCTTAAGTTTCGTTATCGAAGCGTCATCACAGACACCTCGCTTGAATCTCTCTCCAACATCATGACTGACGTCCATGATGAGCTTCTAGCTGAACCCGGTCTGATATACGCGATGACACACGGAGATGATCAGATAATCGGAGTTCATAATGTTGACCCAGAATACTTCGAGGGCCGCGTAGGAGTTTTCTACATAGAGGGTGATATCAACGATAACGACGGCTCTCATGTTGATCCCTTCTACCGATTGGATCTTAGAACTTTCGCGAAACGCACTGAGGATGTCCCCATCGAAGCATTCATACAACTCTCGAAGCCATTAATGCTAGTGAACCCCCAGAACACAGACCAATATTGTGTGCTACGTCGGCGACACGGCATGCAGATGTGCTCGGGTTCAGTGCACACCACGTACGGAAATTCTAAGATGTCGATGAACGTTGCTTTGTCTCAAATGTTCAACCCACGTATGGAGTATGGCACCGCCGCATCAACCGTTGGAATGAATGTCACTTCCATGTATGGCGATCTCTCTGATGTGACATTCCTCTCAAAGAATTTTTACTTTGCACACCAACCTAGCACCTCACTTATACGCAACGGAAGGATGGTCATCAAGTGCTTCTCGGATCTTGCATCTTTGGCGCGGAAGGTTAGCCGCTGTACGTCTGATGTCGCCGGGAAAACTTCTGAGCCTGTGTGCAAAAGATTTGATGATCACAACCGTATGGTCGTCCAAGGTTGGGTGCACGAACCTGATAGTTTGTTCAAGCTGACCATGAACAGGAGATACGTGGAGCATTGTCCCAAGTATAAACGCATTTTCAGGCGCTGGATTCAGATTCCACAAATCCACTTACTGAAAACGATTAAAGAACAGGACTTGACTCCCATAGACTTCGCAATCATAACCCATTATTACCCCAACGAACTAGATGTTGGGGTCGTTGAGTATCTCACGTGTGTAAACCTGATCAACACATCTGACACCTACGGAACCTTAATCAAGTCGCGTTTCATCGATCGGATAATGTCCCGCCGATACGGTATGTTACCCGTTGTCGATACGAATTAAACCACTCAACCCCCCCCCCC